AATTGGAAAATACGAGCAAGTGCAAAGTTAATAAGCAACATGGTCATTTCGTTATCTAGATCTACATAATCTTCACTGGTTGATTGCAGTGAAGTTGTTAGCCATGAATAAAATGGTTGACGATAACCACGCATGGTCATCTGATATCCACCATCAATATTAATTGGTATTGGCCAGAGATAGATTTCATTAGCCCATAGCGACCAGTACGTTGGAATGTTTGGCGTATTGTTTGCGCCAACCCAAATTGATTCTGCTTTAAAGTGGTCAATATAAATTAATTCATTACCCATATCGGTATTATTAACAACGTTGATTACTTCTTTAACTTCTTCAAGCGAATACGCTACTGAGTCTGGGTCTTCGTCTGGAAATGTTGGAATGTATGGAGAAAAAGTTGTTAGCAAATTAAATGGATAGTAATAACTTTGCTGGTTGCCTATGGTGGTAAAAGCCCATGTTGATTGGAACCATGGCAACCTAGCATTGGTGGAAACAATTCTTTGGAATCCTTCTTTAAGAAACTGAAGCACTAAGTCTTGGTCAATGTCGTCAACTTCAGGGTCATAACCAATATCTAACTGAGATAAATTTTCTATTAACTGAATTATATAATAAGAATTTATACCAGTAGTTAAGTTTGTAGTTGGTTGTGCCATTTATCTTCCTATTCTTTTAAAGCTTCTTTTTCTTTTCTTTTTAAATGGCCAATGCAAAAGTCTGTTCCTTTTGCTCTAGGTGCACCGCATCTTGTGCTATCGCCATTATCCAATGGTCTCATAAAATGACATGTGTCATATGGGTGAACATAGTCATTGCCACTAGGTGGGGCTGGTTCAGATCCAGGTCTAATGTGGGTTGGCAAGATAGCCTGAACTTCAATGCCAGTTCTTTCAGTATTGATAGTTCCATATGGTTCTGTGCCAGCTAAAGCTTGGCCTTTGTGTGCAAAATCTTTATTCATATTTTAATCCTTCGTAACTTGTTATCTATATACTATACAAAATTTTCCATTTAAAAGGAAATAGCTGGCACTAAGAGAGTTGCCCGAAGGATGACAACCTTTCAACTCTTAGCACCAGCTAAACCTATTTTAACTAGCCGAAGCTAATTAAGCTATTACGCGTCAGCTGACAAGTATCCCTGACGTGAACGGTTGGAGCAAGTAAGCTGACCGTATGCCATTACGAGAGCGTAACGAGCATCCAATCCATTTATTGTTCCCTGTTGGAAGTCAGTGGTTGTGAACCAGTGACCGTTCATACCGGTGAGCTTGAGGTACTTCGTATTGAGGAAGTACATCGAGGCGTTTGAACTCTGGTTGCCAGGCATTGCCAAGTCGTAAACGATTGGGGTCTGCTTGAACATCAAGTTTGTAAAACCAGCATTTGCCTTAGCAACGTCTTGGTAACGAACTTGACCAGTCAACAGTGACTCGTACTTGCTGAACAATGGCTCAGTGGTGATGATGAGGTCTGGAACATCATTACCCTTTGATGCATTGTTGTACACGTTAGCCATGTTTACTGTGCTCAAAGTTGCGTTCTGAATACCCGCTGGAATAGTTGGGTTCCACCAGGATTCAGTTGCTGCATCAATGCCACCAATTGCGGTGTTCAATGAACCAGCGAAACCGCCGATACCGTTGAATTCAAGTGGGTTGGTGGTTCCGTCGTTAGAGCTAAGCAGGTAATCGTTGACGACTTTTTTAATCGACATTTCAGCCTGCATAATCTTAGCATTCAACAACTTGATGATTGCTTCGGTGCCACGGTTCTTGGCTTCTTCGATACCGCTTATTGCGATAGAAGCAGCAATCTGCTTCCAGTCGTAAATTGCGGACGTGATGCCATCTTGTGGTGTCAACGAAATTGGGGTGTAGTCTGCATAAGCTGCAGCTGTACCGTTTTCATCGTAAAGGACTGGCTCAACTATTTGAGTACCGCCCTCTTCAACTACCACTCTACCTTTTTCGTTGAGGTGATTCAAAAGAACCAGGTCTTTGAAGATGTTGTCAACCAGCGTTGGCTGGTAATTTTGTAGTGTCGTAGAAAACAGTGCGTTGTAATCTACGGACTGCACGTTTGGTGAAGTCATTTTACTTTCTCCTTATAATGTTAGTGTTTTGGTTTAAAGACCATGAGCTTTTTTAGCTTGCTCAAATGCCTCATATACTGACTTAGGTGCGGAACTTACGTTGACGACAGGTGCTCTTGAAGTTGAACCGCCAGTCACAACTGATGACTGACGTTTTGCGTTAACTCTAGATTGCTCATCGGCCAGTTTTTTACTGGATTCAGAAGCTTTAGAATAAACTTTATCAAAAGCAAGTTGTTTAAAAATTGCTTCTAAATCGGTAGATCCTTTAGCTAGAGCGGTAGCTACAACTTGGTCTGCATTAAAATCTTCACCGTATTTTCCTTGTAAAGATTCAATAGTTCTTTGCAATTCATCCATAGCCTTTTGTTGTTCAAAGGCTGCAATGCGTTGCTCTAAACTACGAAATTGCTTTTCAGCTGGATCCATCCATTGTTCTTCAACTTCTGGTTGTGCCACTACACCGTAGTGTTGCTGTAAAGCCTGCAAGGTGGTTGCTGGGTCTTCCTGCAATGATTGTGCAAGAGCTGCAGCAAATTCAACTTGCTTTCTTTGCTCACTGAGTTCCTGAGTCTTGCGGGTATAATCCGCCTGACGCTGATAACCAGCTAGAGCCTCTTTAATTGGAACTGATACTTCTTCACCATCCACTTGGAGTTTAACGTACTTATCGCCAACCTCTGTGTAGTCAAAAAATTCTAATTCTTCTTGCGGAGTTTCTGCTTGAGCTTCACCTGTTTCATAAACTTGTCCATCTTCGATAATGGGGTCTATTACTTCAGCACTAGCACTAGCATTATTTATTTCTTCATTACTCATTTGGAATCCATCCTTCTAATTGGTTGTTCCTATCTTATGTAAGAAATTTTACATAAATCTTTTTAATTATTGACCGCCACCTAATATTGCAGCTAATAGTTCAGGCGGCAAACTAGCTAATTCAGGCGGTAATCCTTGTCCTGGTGGAACTGCAGCACCTTGTGCAGGAGCCATTCCACCCATTAAAGCAGCCATTAATTCAGGAGGAAGACCTTGTCCACCTTGTTCCGATTGCATTGCAGCCATATCATCTGGGGTCATGCCTGGTGGCATACCTTGCCCTTCTAAGGCCGCCTGGTCAGGTGACATTGGCATACCTTCTGGTAGTCCAGGTGGAGGCGGTGGTGCTTGTAAAAAAGCTCCTGCATTCTTTATACCAAATCCAGTTCCTAAAACATATTCAGCTAATTTCTGCATGTTTACAAGTCCTGCTTGGGCGAATGGTTGCATTGCCGAAACAATTTGAAGTGCCATATCTCTACGGAAAGCTTCATTACGTGGGGCTGTAGATCCAGCTTCAACTGTAAAGTCAAATTCACCAGAGATATAATCTTTATCAAATGTTAACCACACAGGTGCAGCTTCAGTGCCTACGATTCTTACAGTCTGCTCACCAGTTAGGTACTGTTGAGCAAGCATTATAAGATTAGCAGCACATGCAGCTATAGAATTTTCTATATTAACAAGCTTTTCAGCAACTCTAGCATTACCAGCTTCAGCAATAATTGAAGCTTCGCGGGCAGTTCTAGTTGTTTCTGGAATTGCACCACGTTGGTACTCTGAGACGCCTGACACACGGTCAATGTCATTTTGAATTAATGAAGATTGATTATAAAATTCTGGTGGGTTAATCAAGGCCGGCATTGGGACAACAACATTATTTAAATTCTCGTTGCCCTTAACAGGAACTATTACGTTGTCATCATCAGAAGACAAGGCCTGTCTACCAAAGTCATCGAATGCTGATTCTTGGAACAACCACTTACGACTATAGCGTTTTCTGTGGTTCATCATCTGTGTACGAGTTTCATTTAATTCGTACTGCAGTGGTTCAATTGCTTCAAGCTCACCCATTGGGTAGAACAAACCAGGGATTTCATAGTTGCGCAACATAATAAAAGGATGGCCAAATACATACGGCATCTTTACTGGTTTAACTAAGAACTTGTCACCAGTGTCTGAGAAGATGCACATTTCACCAGTATCGATATTATAATACTCGTAAATATCGCAGTATGTTTCATCTGGATTTGTGCCAGTTGAATAGGTATTGTTTACAAAAATGTCTCCATATTTTTGTTGTGTAGTTGGTCCAACTTCTTTTCTTGCTGCGGCATCGTAACGGTCATCGTTTCTTACATCTTTCAATGTGCGACGTGTACGTTGTGCAATCCAACGAATATCATTCATATCAGATGCGTCCATATCAACATACATGTCAAATGGATCCACACGTTCTAAAAATGGGCGGTCTTCTCTAATTACAAATGTTGATTCAACATCACCTGTTGGTGGATTCTCCATACTTGCAGCTTCATCAGCAGTGTCTTGAATCTTATCAAGCTTTGCTTCTTCAACAAAACGATAACCAGTTTTAACCCAACCATGACCAATAATTAAATAATCTTTAACTGCTCTTTGGAACTCTGGCTGACAACCGTAATGCTGCCACCAATAGTTAATGATTGATTCAGTTACAACAGACTTATCACCATCTTCTGGTTTGCGCGGATTAACATTAATCTTTGGGCGACCAATAGAAACAGCTGGTGCTAATGTATTAATGGTTGAGAATGCAATGTTGACCAAAAGTCTATCGCCATTAGCAGAACCACGATATTGTCTGCCACGATAAAGATTAATTAAACGTTGCCAAAGTTGGTCGTAGTTTTCATTTCTACGCCACAGCATTGAAGAACTTAATCTTTTTCTACATGTATTTAATTTATCTGCGTTACTCTGTCTTGCCATATTAACAATCCCACTTCTTTAATGCCAACGCTTTACGTGTTGGTCTTCCTTTTGCATCCTTCATTGGTCCTGGATTTCCTTCCATCCTAGCGCAAAATGATTTTCTTCTTGCTGCAGATTTTGGTGACTTAGCTGCCTGCTTAGCAGATACTGGTGGCTTTAGATTCATGCCTTGTGCTTTTGCTGATGCGCGGCCTTTAGCATTAAGCCCACCTGTAGGACTCTTACCTTCTTTACGTTGCCATGCAGGAGTCTTAGCCATTATTTCTTTCTCGCAGCTTTCATATTATCAATTAAATTAGGGTAAGGTCTACCTGCTGCTTTAGCAGAAGCTTTTGCTGATGCCTTTTGTGCCGGTGTTAATTTAGTTGATTTCTTTTTTGGATTAGGTGTTTCCCAAACTGGTTTTTTAGAAGCCATTATTTCTTCTTTACTGGTACGTTGTTGGTAACTTTTTTCTTTTTCTTCTTAGGATACTTTTGGGTGGTAGTGCTATTCATAGCATCCATATCCCTTGGTTGAACGTTAGGGCTAGGCATTACTTAGCGCTTGCGTAGAAGCCAAAAGAAACTGTAATTATTCCATTTGCTGAAACAAAAGATGATGGGTTTGCAAAGTACACACCAAATTCTGCCAAGCCAGCAATACTGCCTCTAAAGTTTTTAGCAAATGCTGTCGGAG